CGCAGCACTAAGAACCTCACCGAAGACGAGTTTTTCGCCATAGCCCAGCACCTTGGCTACCATTTCGAGATGCACGCCTACTTTAATATCGAAAACAAACAACACCTAAAGCTATTAGCCCTATGCCACGAGCTCGGTTGGCGCAATACAGCCAACCCAAAATATGCAGATATAACACGCCTTGGCAAATGGTTTTGTAGTAGCAAAAACCCCTTTAAAAAAAGTCTACAAAATCTCACTCCCAGTGAGGTCGGCAAGGTCAATAACATATTCGAGAAAATGCTAACACAACGCTATGAAAGAAGTTAGAAAATTAGCCAATGAGAAAATTAGCAAATTAATTGCCTGTGCGGCTCACACCTGCCCCCACAAGCATAAAGAGCTCCGCACCCTTGCCCACTACGTTACAGTAGAAGTAACAGCCTTATTTTGCAAGGACTGTGGAGCACAACTCATCAAAGAAGAGTGGAATGTATAACCCTTTAAACACTATTTAAAATGAAAGAAACACCTACACACTATTACTGCAATTTGGTCGGTGGCATACAAACCAAGAACAAGTTGCAAGAAAAATTCTCCTGTTTTCTCAGAGAAATGGACGGTGAACTGTACCA